GGGTCGCCGCCCGCGATGTACGCCTTGACCGCCTCGTCGCGGTACAGCTTGTCGGGCAGGGTCTTGCGCGGCGCGTATTCGTCGGGCCGAGCGGTGCCGCTGTCGGTCGCGCGGGAGCGCGCGCCGGCCTTCGCCAACTCGATCGGGTCGGGCGGCATATGTGCCTCGTCGCCGCCCTCCACCGGCCGTTCGCCGTAGCGGGCGAGGGCACGGTTGAGGGGCAGGCCGAGCTTGACGAAGCCCTGGAACTGCTGCATGTCCTCGGCCGGCGCCGCGCGCAGGGCCTCGATGCCCGAGTAGTCGTAGCGGACGCGCAGGCGCTTGCGGGTCTTGTCGAAGTCGGGCACCAGCCACGAGTCGATCCGGCTGGCGCGCTTGTCCATCTTGGGGATCAGGGTCACCCGCCACAGCACGCGCTCGGCATCGCGGACGCTGGCGTAGACCGATGCCTTCTCGTCGTCGCCGGCAAGTACGAGCGGCACGCCCAGCACGGCGCAGACGGCCATGCGGCTGATCTTGCCGGTGCCCAGCCAGTCGGCGTCCTTCTGGGTAAGGGAGAGCGGCTGCCACTTGAGGCCACCGGGCAGCACCGGCACCTTGCCCGCGTTCTTCGGCCCGCGCAGGGCGGCGAGGGCACGGCGGATCGCGCTCTTGTCCTGGTTGCCGATCTCGGCATCCTTGTCAGCCACCCATGCGCCGGGCGGGATGCCCCAGTTCTTGATGAGGGAGGCGTTCCACTCGGCGGCGGCCTTGCCGACCGCGACCTGGTAGCGCGCGGCGGAGAGGGGAGAGAGCAGGTTGTAGGGATCGGCGAGGTTGACCGTCTCGCGGTGGGCGATGATGTCCTTCGCCGGATACCGCACAGCGGCCGAGCCGCTGGGCTGGTACTCGTACTCCACCGGATAGGGTGCGCCCTGCGGGATCACCGGCTTCACGTCGGCACCGGAGAGCCAGTAAAGCTCCTGCGGCGCCCCGCCGAGACGGCCGCGGACCTTGCGCCAGTAGGAACCACCGTGACAGGCTGCGCCGGCCTCGGTGTACGCCTGGAGGCTGGTGCCTTCCCACGCCGGGTTCACGTCGTCGAGCAGGAACTGGAGGTCAGAGCCCGCCGAGTCGCTGGACTCGCCGATGTCCACCCATTCCTTGCCCGCCTTGACCTGCACACGCAGCGGCACGCCGGCGACGTTGGAGGCGCGGATGTCGGTACAGGTGTAGACCCACGCCTCGTCGGCGGGCTGACGGCCGAACTCGCGCAACGAGTTCGGCGCGGCATTGCCCTCCTGCGGGATGCCCATGAACTGACGCCAAACGCCGGCGATGTCTTTGATCGCGCCGACCTGCCACATCGGGGGGTTATCCATCGTCATCCTCGCGCGGAGTCGGCTTGGCGCAACGCCAACAGAAGTCGTCGTCGTCACCGAGGATGCCGATGTCCGAACTCAGCATCGGGTCGGGGCAGCGGCAGAGGGTTAGGCCACGAATGCCTTGAAGAGCGGTTTGCGGTTCAACGCGCCCTCCGCGATTACGACCGAGCGCGCTTCCCACGACAGCACCGCCGCCATCGCCACGTCAATCTTCCGCAGCGACGCCTTGTGTTCCTTCGCAATCACGTACAGCCGCTCCCCGTCCTCGTCCCGCAGGTTCACGTCCCGCTTCACCGCGTTCGCAATGTGCGCCGCGAAGACCTCCGACCGCTCGTGTCCCAGCGCCAGCGTCCGCACCGCCGTCTCGTACCCCTTCAGCGCCGCCGTCATCCGCGCCAGCATCGAGTTCGTGCGGAAGAACAGCACCTGCTCCTCGCCCCACCGCCCCCGCCACTTGCTGATCGACTGCTCCCAGAAGTACGGGTCCGCATACAGCCGCGCCACCCGGAAGCGCGTGAACGCCTCCTCCACCGCCAGCTCCACCTCGTCCTCCGGCACCTCCCACTCGCTCACCAGATCCGGCCGCTCCCAGGCCCGGATCACCCACTGAAATCCCGTCTCCACCACCGTCCCCACCAGCGCCGTCGCATCGCGGAACCGCGATCCGTCGAACCCCAGCGCGATCAGCGTCCCGTCAGCAACGTCCTCCGCCCGCGTCGCCGCCTCCCACGCGTCGGCGTAGATCCAGGTGCTCGTCTCCTTCCGGATCTGGTTCAAGAAGAACCTCCGCCGGTACGTCTCCGTGTCCCGCGTGTCCCGCATGTCCACCATCAGCCGCTCGATCGGCACCCACACCGAATCCCCGCGCGCCGCCAGCAGCCCCGCCCGCAGCGACTCGTCGTCGTCGATGTCCACGCTCGCCGGCGCCTCCACAGAGTCGTACAGCATCGCCCCGCCGGACCCGTCCTTCTGGTACTTCTCCCAGTCGTCCTCCGCCACCGACCCTTCGCCGATCCGGTGCGCGTTCGTGATCGCCAGCGCCCGCCCGCCCACCTTCGCGCTGTTGCGGCGAATCGCCTTCGCCATCTCCGTCCCGTCGTTGTTGTCCAGCCAGTGCTGCGTCTCATTCATCACCACGAACGTCGACCGCGCCCCCTCCAGCGTCCGCGGCGAACTCGTCACCGCCTGGATCTGCGCCCGGCCCTCCTGCGCGTAGATGATCTCCTTCCCCACGTCGATCCCGTGCTCCACGATCGTCGCCCGCGCGAAGAGCGACGGGAACAGCGTCATCGTGTTCCGCGTCTGCTCCTTCGCCACCGCCGCCACCTGCACCCAGGCCGACGGCTGCGGCACGACAATCGGCTCCCCGTCATCGCGCCAGCCTCCGAACCGGCACGGCCCCACGAACTCAATCGCCGAGATCACCGCCGCCAGCGGGTCCTTCCCCCAGCCCTTCATCCGGCGCAGCA